AACGGTCACTAAATCCGTCAACTACTCGGTGCTTTACATGAAAGCAGTCAAGGCATTACAAGAAGCAATTAGTAAGATCGAAACCCTAGAAACCAAAGTTGCAGCCCTTGAGGCTGGATAGTATTCCGCCCCATGGCAACGTGGGGCGCTCAAGTTACACTGACCCTATTGCTCCTTTTTCATGGCTAACACCTACGTTTGGAAAATTGTCGATCTAAACCGTGACTTAAGTGACGGCTTTGCGAACACGGCTCATTACACCGTAACCGCAATCAGCGATCAGGTTGACTCTGAGGGCAATGCTTATAACTCTGGCGCTTATGGCAGCATCGGCCTGGATCGTCCTGACACGTTGGTCAGCTTCAATGATCTAACTGAGGCTGACATCGTGGCTGCTGTTCAAGCCAAGCTTGGTGGTGCGGAAAAAGTAACTGAGATCGAAACGTCGCTTGCGGCACGAATCACAGAACAGATCACACCGACCCAAGCATCTGGCAAACCTTCTGGCTGGTAATTACCTTGGCTGATCGCAAAATCTCAGCTCTGACCGAGCTAACTGCACCTGCGTCTGGGGATCTTTTCCCAGTTGTAGATATCTCAGAGGCTGACAACGCCGACAAGAACAAAAAGATCACCTACGGAACATTGTTCCGCGCCTTGCCTGATGGCTCGGTTGGTGCTCCGTCAATCGGCTTTGCCAGCGATAACGCCACGTCTGGCATTTTTCGCACGGCGGCTAATGAGATTGCGATCAGCAACAACTCAACGTTCAACGCCAAGTTCACAACCTCTGGTTTCCAGGTTGGTTCTGGCACGGCTGCGGCACAGCTCCACATTTTTGGCAGCGACACCACAGATCAAGTAATTATTGAGAACAGCGATGCGGGCTTAGATACTGCGCCGGATCTGGTGCTGTATCGCAACAGCGCATCACCTGCCGCTAGCGACAACCTCGGCAACCTTGAGTTTCGCGGTGAAGACTCCGGCGGCAATACGCACGCTTATGCACAAGTCAGTGCATCGATCAAAACCGTCACGAACGGAGCTGAAGACGGCATCCTTGATTTGATGACTTCAGCGGGTGGCAGCAATGCCAGCCGTTTGCGTCTCTATGGCTCATTCATTGGCATTGGCGAAACCACGCCTAGCAAGCCGCTGCACCTGACAACTAGCTCGACAGGAACGCAGGTTCAGTCGGAATGCACTGCTGACGATGCAGGTTCTGGCGGTGACATTGTTCTGTTTCATCGCCGTGGCGCATCTGGCGCTGGTCAAGATGCTGACGTTCTAAGCACCGTGTTTTTCCGGGGCAAGAACGACAACGGAACACCGGAAGAGCTGAATTATTGCGCGATTGAAGGCAGCATCAGCGACGCTACTGATGAATCAGAAGACGGCGCACTGAAGTTCAAAGTTGAAAAAGCTGGCACGCTATCGACGCAGCTTGAAGTTAATGGGGCCACTATTGGCTTCTTTGGTGCTACGGCTGCTGTGCAATCGACGCACGTTGCAGACATCACCACGTCTGCTTCGAGTGGGTCATTGCCAACTGCAAACGACACCAACACGATTGCAAACGCTGCCGCTCCGACAAATGCCGAGCTGTTGCAGTATTGCGTGACGCTTGAGGCAAAGGTTGAGGCGCTACTAGCATTCGCTAGTGCTCATGGCCTGATGGCTTCTAGTTGATGCAAAAACCTGATCCAATGATGTCCGCGTCTTACGGGGCTTGCGACATCGAGGCTCAAAATAATCGAGTAAAATGGCTTTCGATGCTCTATTTGCACGAAGGCCGCGACAAGCCTGACCATCCAAAGCGTGGCCTTTATACGGGCCTGAGCCGTAAGCATTCGGTTTGGCCTGGTAGTGATGAAGATTGATCCTGTAGATCACATCCAAAACCGTCCATTGACTGGCGCGGTTAATGTACCCGAGGAAAACGTTTTTTCGTTTCAAAATGATCAAATCTTTTGTGACTGGTGCCGCCGTCATTGCGGTCAGTGCATTGGCCCCCCTGTCTGCGATCGCAGGCCCGCTTTATTTCAACCCAGAAGCTAACGTCGGAGCTGGCGAAGACGGCGTGACCGGCGCAACCGTTGACCTGCACCTGGGCGTTAAGAACGAGGGCTTTTTTGCTCAATTGGGCCCTATGGTCCAAGTTCCCGATACAGGTGACACTGAGGTGGGCATCAGCGGCAAGGCTGGCTACAGCTTTGGTGCGGGTTACAGCGAGCTGAGCTTTGCCAGCATCGACTCCGACACCAGCTTCAACCTTAAAGTTGGCAAAACGTTCGATCTCTGAGGTATAACTCAGAAGTCTCCCCACACAGACGGCAAGAGGCTCCCGAAAGGGGGCTTTTTGTTTACCTAAAAACTATGGGCCAAAAAATTTTCAACTTGCTGGGTGTACTCGGCTTCACCATTTCAACGGCCTTGGCTGTAATTGGCGTGATGGCTTATACGCGCATCCCGTCAATGATGAAGCTTTATCTGAGCGAAATGCAACTAGAGCTGACAGAAACGATCCTTGATCAAGTGCCTGTCCCAAAAATGCCTGAGCTGCCCAAAGCAACTGGGCCTGCGATCAGGTCATCATTTTGACTTGTTTCTAAGGCTCTACTTCCTGTAAACGCTCTGACTTTATGCCGCAAATTCGTGCGATAGGTGTGCGAAGAATCGGCGTGCCTGACATCTCTGTGGGCCAACCAATCCCGCGACCTGTTTTACCAACAGCCCCACCGGTAACTTCAACAGCGTTTCCAATTATTGAAATGCCCGGATGCGTCCGTGCGCGTATCAGCCAGGGCAGCGGTGTTCAAACCTTTGAGGATGATCCACGCGGCACAGTAACCCTGTGCGATGGTTCGGTTCCTGTTTATGACGCTCCTAACTACAGCCCCCGCGATTTCACATGGGTGCAGCCAGCACAAACAAACACAAAAAAACCGGAGCTAAAAGCTCCGGCCGCATTCCCTCCCGCAAGTGTACCGAGTGCCAGCCCCGGCCCTTCAAACTTGCCACAGGACAAACCGTGCCCACCGTTTGGCGCGAAAGAAATCGGGTCGTTTAACAAATTAGGAACGCAGGTTCTTGCGGGTTACGAGCTGCAAGATGGCGATTGCGTCAAAACCTGGGCTTCAGTTCCTGTTAGCCAGGTTGTCGATAATTACTTACCGGATGTTGGCCCCACGACCTCTGTGGCGCTTACAGCTGCGTTTGCCACAACAGCTGCGATCTTGTCTAAGCCGATTGCATCAGTGCTGCAGAAGCTGGCCAAGCCAATCACAAAGAAGGTTGTAAAGAAGCTTCTGTTGAAAAAGGAGAAACCGGTATCTTTGCGGGAACGGATCCTGGCGCAACGAGATCGGAATCGAGCACTAATGGCTTTACGTCGGGCTGTGGGTAAGTGATGGCGTGGGTGTGGTCTTCTACAGGTATGGGCCTAAGAACTACATCAGCACAGATGGCTTTGAAGGGACTGTTATCAGAAAAACCATAGCCATCTCGAATCGCCTGTTGACACGCTTTTAAACGCCCCATTTCGTAATTCAATCTTTTATCAGCCAAGCTCTGTTCATAAAGAGCAACCTGTTTTTCTGCAGCCTTGAGGCAAAGGTTGATAGCACGACGATCTAATGGCACAGATATTGTCGCAGTGATCCCAAAATTGTTGCTGTAATTGCTCCGATACCCCGTCCTCATTGGCTTCATGAACAAGACTCGGCCCGGAGAATCAGGCACACCATCTGGCCCGTCTAAACCTGTTTCTGGGTCAGTCAAGCCGTAATTGTCGCTGTTATCGTAAACCGGCTCTTCATAATATTCATTGTTAGGTTTGCCCCAAGAGTGAACACCAGACACAAAAGGGGACACATTTAGCGTGGCTCCGTCACATTGAATCCCAGAGCCAAAGCTAAATTTTTGATATTGACCCGGTGTTACCTGCACAGCCTGATTAACAACTGAGCCACTACTATTTGACACTGGAGACGCAGTTGCGCTGACCTGTGCAGCAGCAGGCCCGGTGTAAATCAAACCGAGCAGCAGTGCAGTGGCTGTCGCTCTCATTGGCTGAAAGTGCTGGTGGAGTCGGTTACGCTTTCGATGATTGTTTCCCTGTCAATAATTACTTTTTCGATCAAACCGGGGCTCTGATAGGTCTCCGCAAACTGAAAGGCAGCGCCCGGTGTTGACTGCACCCAGCTGCTGCGATTGGCAAGGTCTAGACCTGTGCCGCTAGCTGTAGGGCTGACCACTCCGCTTGCTGGCTTTACGCCAGTGCCTGTGACGGTGTATTCCCAGCCAGTGCGGTAAGACTCTGAAACGATCGCCTCTTTTACGATTGTCTTTGTCTCTGTGTGGCTTGAGACCTGGCCCTGCGAAAAATTAGGTACGACAGGCACCGCTCCCGCTGGTGATGCCAACAGCAGAATCAGGGCACTAGCGGCTTTGAAGTTCACTAATCACCTGCCCAATGGCGCTGGTGTTTGCCCCACCTGGAGCAATCGTGACGGTCCCAGCTGTGGTAACGCTGCCACTCAAGCCAGTGTTTGTGCCTGCGGCTGTGCTGGTCACATCGCCAAAGGCGGGCACAGCTCCAACTGTCGGGGCAGACGTGGGCACAAGATCGCCTTGCGAGTAGCTGGTTGCAAAGCTAAAAGAGTTGCCCGCAGTCTTCTGTGTTGCGTCTGGGATTGTGATTGCGTTGACCCCGTTGGTAGCTGCCCCAAGCCCTCCAAGGGCGTCGGCCGTGGTGCTGCCGCCTGCGCTCACCGACGTGTCAACTCCGTTCCCGCTAATGCTGTAAGTGTTGCCAAGGCGAACAGCACGACTTGAGGCCCCGCCTACATCGAGTTGCACTGAACTGCTAAGTCGATGCGTGAGGTCAGCCTGAGCAGGTAAAACAGCCGTCAAAGTGATGCCTAATACCAAAAGTGTGCGGGTCATTTGATGCCAGCTTTGGTTTCTTTGTTGTCAACAATAGTCGGTTTCTTATTGCCTCCTCCGTTGTTCTTGCGCTCAATGCCAAACGATGCCATCGCACCTGTAAGGAGTGAAGCGACGAAAGTGTTGTCCATTTTCATTTGGGGGAAAATGCCCAAGTAAGAAGCAGTAAGCAGGGCAGCACTCCAAGCAAGCACCAAAGCCTTGACGACATCCGCCATACAGATACTTTCTTTTTCGTGGTTGTTTTCTGGTGTTTCTGCCATGGCCTAACAGAGCTACCCTTAAAGGGTAACGATCAGGCCAAACGATGCTGCTACTGATCCGCCCAATCCTGTTTCGGTTCTTGCAATCGGAGGGAGTCAAAAAACTGGTGGTCGATCTTTTGACCGAGTACGCCAAATCGACCGAATCACAAATAGACGATCAAGTCGTTTCCTATGTGGTCAAGTTCATGTACCCGGAAAAGAGAATTGAAAAATGAGAATGTCCGTCTTTTCGTTGACGGGTTGGATCGTTGCGGGCGGCGCGGTCGTGCTGCTGTTCTGCAGTTCAACGCTGGTTTTTATCGTCGGCTACACAGTTGGCGAAAGCGTTTGCGACCAGCCATTATCGGGCCGTCTATAGGTTTTCTGAGCGTGCTCAGTTTGCTGCCCTTCTTTCAACATTTCAGGGATGACTCGCCCTACCACCTGGCTGGCGTTGCGGCCCTACAAGATGCCATGCCTGCTGAGCTTCTACAGGAAGACAGCCAGTGGTTCGAGGCGTGGCGGGCTGCTGGGATTGACGAAGAGGTCTATGTCCCTTATTTCAAGCAAACCGACAACGGCCCCGATGGGTGGCGTGATTGTTTCGCCTCTTCCGCCGCCATGCTCGCAGCCAGCGTCAATCTGGTCTCTAGCGATAACGAGTACATCTGGCGGCTATCCAAGTTTGGGGACACCACCAGCGTCAACGCCCAGCTCCAAACGCTCCAGTTTTTGGGCCTGGATGTGGAGTTCACTCAAGAGGGCAATCCGCAGATGATCGAAGCGGCCATATCTCGCGGATCCGCTGTTCTTGTTGGCTGGTACGACAAGGGCGACCTAACCAAAGGCGAACCGCCAATGTGCAAGGGCCTTGCTTGCGGCCATTGGTCGGTGATTACGGGGGTCCAGGGCAAACACAGCCCGGTTGGCGATCAGTATTACGTCATGCACGACCCCATGGGCTACCCGCTCATGCAGAAAGGTGGCCATGATTTTTCACGATCGGGCAAGTCCGTTCGCATCCGTCAGTCAGAGTTCAACTACAGGTGGCTGATTGAGGGGCCAAATTCAGGTTGGATGATCACCATTAGGCCATAACCATGCGGAGGCCCTATGTCTTTCGACTGGATGATCGTTAAGCCATCAACAGAAGACTCGTTTGAAACTGAAAAAATGGTGCGATCAATTTTGAGCACTGACGACGTGGCAGAGCTGCAGGGCCTCTGCGTGTCGTTGGCCAGAGCTAATCGTCAGACGACGCGGTTGCTTCAGCAGGCGGTGGGTCGCATTGCTGAGATGGACTGTCAGGCGTTGCGCGGCGTTTAATGCCCAGGCGGTCCGCCTTCATGACCGCTAACAGCTTGGTGTAGTGATCCTGGCCCGCCATAAAGGGCGAGAAAAACTCGCCCTCTAAGATCAGCCCCATTTTGTCCAGCTCTCGAAAGGCTTGGAGTTCAGGGCCTGCCATCAGAACGGGATGTCTGTGGCTGGGGCCTTGTGTGCCGGTGGGTTGATGGTGCCGTACCAACCTTCGTCGTCTTCCTTGCCGGACTTCGCATTGAAGCCAGCAGAAATGGCGGTGACAGTTTTCACCTCTCTAGCTTCAAAATCCCAGACCTGAATCTCTCTGTGTTTGGCGGGATCATCCGCAAGGTTCATCAAGTGTTGGCAAAAAGCCGGGATTGATTCCACAGGGATTTTTAGCTGCAGCCTTTTACCGCCTGGGTTGTATTGATGGTCGGCGTCGTTCTGGTAAATGTTCCATTTGCCAGGGGTCGGCAGTGCGGGGTTGAAATCAGCCATTGAGTTTGTCGGGGGTAATGGAGTTGGCCAGCTCAAAGGCCAGCACGTCGTGAAGCTTGTATCTGATGCGTGGAGCGCGGGGGCCAAAGACCTGCCGCACTTCGTAGAAAGCGGGCCCAGTGCCTGCCTGTCGGTAACGGCGCAGGGTGTTGGGGTGTTTGCCCCACCGCTGCGCTAGCTGCTGTTCAGAAAAGTAGGGCCCGGAATAGTTCGGGTCATAGTTGGCCTGGATCATGGTCATGCGGTTGCAACCTTTTCGACTTCGGCTTTTCTTGCCTTATACGCCTTCATTAGGTCTTGTTTGTGGGCCTCGGTGAGTCCAGCATCGGTTCCATTTTTGTTTTTGCCGTTTCGGATGGCGATGTCCATGGCCATCCAGTCAGTCCCAGGGCCAGAGTTCTTGATTTTGGTTTTCCAGGTATAGAAGGCCCCCGTTTTAATGTCTTTTTCGACGATCTCTTGGGTGCGCTTGAACTCCGGGCTAGGCGTTGGCCGGGGCTTTGGTGCAGGCTCTGACCCACGGGTCAGGTTCTCGGCGTTCTCCTCCTTGTCATACAAGGGCAAACCAAACTGGTTGCCGAACGTCCGTAAGGCTCGCTTGATCGCGTCGGTCTCTGCACCTTTAACGGCGTTTTCATGGTCGTGGCTGTTGTCGCCTCCCCAGCCTTCACGGGTGACACCACCGGCACGGACGCGAACGCGGGCAAT